GGTGATCGCAGAGGTCGAAGGCCAGACCCGCATCGGCTGCGGCTCCATCGCGAGGATCTCCTTTTCCGACCGCACGATCTGCGGCCAGGCGTTGAAGTATCCCTGCACTCTTACCGGCGGCAGCTTGCGCAGGGTGAGGAACGCCTCCTCGAAATGATCCGCGACATCGTCGGCAGTCCAGATGCGATCAGCCATGACGTGCCTCCTTGGTCGAGGCCCGCTTGCCGTAGAGCTTGGTGCCAAGTTGTTCGACCAGTTCACGCTGAGGCCAGGTTAACCTCTGGTCGTCGATACGGACCGCAAGCAGCCCCTGCTCGCGCCAGCCGTCGCGCTTCACCTGTTCCGGATCCCGGCGGTGGCCGCCATAGCCTTTGGGGTAAAGCCTCATGCTGCACCTCCCCGGCTCTCCAGAGCCCAGTGTAGTATGGCGATGGCATCGGCCTCGTTGTCGTCCGCAGGGCTGTAACCGCGCGCACGGGCGGCAGCAATCATGGCTTGCTTCGGTGCATTGCCCTTGCCGGTGGCGTGACGCTTGATTGTCCCCACCGGCACGCCCTCATAGGGAATGCCCCGAAGTTCAGCCCACGCCGTTAGCGTGGCCATCAGGCCGCCGTAAATGTGGCTGGCATCGGTCCCTGCGTGGCGGCGAACTTCCTCGAACCAAATCGCATTAATCTGACCGGACAGCCGGTCGAGTTCTGTCAGCCAGTTTGTGAAGCGCAGATAGCGCATGCCGCCTCCATCAAAGCGACCGGGGCGGAAGCTGGCTGTTCCGCTGGTAATCAGACCGTCATAGCCGCGCAGGGCCCAGCCAGTGGTTGTGCCGAGATCAAGAGCCAGGAACGTTCTGGCCGGTGCCGGGGTGATCGGGGTTTTCGGGTTTGCGTCAGGGCTGACGCTCGCGAGAGTCGGGTTAGCCATGTGCGGCCTCCTCTTCTGGTTGGCTGCTCGGGTGGAAGACGACGGCGGTTGATGCTTGGCGGTACCGGCCGCCGTCGTCAGATCAGAATGCAATCCGCACCATGTGGTGGCCCCCGCGATTGGGCCTGACGTACGGGAGGAGAGGCCAACCCCAGGGGGTGGCCTCCCCATACGTAGTATGGGGGTTCAGCACCTAACTGTTCCTGATCATCCAAAATACTGAAATCATTGAATAAAATGACTTCAAGAAGTCTTCGGCCATGACATAGGCGCCGAGGACATATCATATGGTAACCCATTGATTTTGTTGAGCTCACACATACCCATGACATATGAGTTAGGCCTCACTCATATGACATGGGTCGTCTTCAGCACCCTCTGGATAGACCCAGACAGTGGGGTTTTCGACCTGCAGAGAGACCCCAGACTGAGGGCATTTGAAGTGGCTTGGCAGGACCGGACGGGTCTCGGTGGTGACCTCCCCGGTGACCGGATCGATATGATCGACGGGCGTGCCGAACTGCATCCCTTCGACACAGAGATAGCCAAATCGCGACCGGGTCATGGGGTAACCAAACTCGGACGGATCGCGCAGGAATTTCACGAAACCTTTGGTCGCCAGCACGCTGAGGCGCTCGCGGATCGTGTGCTTGCTGCCCAGACCGCTCTGGTTCTCGAAGCTCTCAGCGAACTGGGTCCCCGTGTAGAGCCGTTCGCTGGCAGCTTCATCGAGTAGCATGCCTAGGATGACGTCGTGCTTGCGCAGGCGTTCGGCATCGAAGCGTGCACCCACTTCCTTCCGCACCAGGCGTTCATTCATCGGGTTCAGTTCGATCCACTCACCGTTGACCTTGTCGATGAGCTTTCCCAGCAGCGCGGGGCCGTTCCTAAGCTCGATTTCTAGCCGACGCGCGCTGTTGTCCTCCTCCGGCCGATGCATAAGAAGCCCTGAGGTGTAGAAACCGCGAAGCGCACTCGCGCCCGAGAGCGCAAGGAAAGGGTCTTCCTTCACCTGTGTCTTCGAAGCTTTCCGGGTGTGGTGGGCGAGAATGATGCCGGCGTCCGGATTGACCGCCTCGCGCAGGGGCTCCACGCGATCCCTTAGAAAGAACATCATGGCGGTATTGTCGTTTTCACCGCCGCCCTCAGGGCCGCCATCAAAGATATTGCGGATCGGGTCGATGACGATGACGTCAGGCCGAGCCTCTGGAAAGGCGGCGTGGATCGCCTCTGCCACGCGGGCGACGCCCTCGGCATCAAGCAGGATTTTCAGCTTTGGCGTAGCGATGAAAGTATCGCGCGCAGCGGCAATCACGGCTGCTGGCAGCGCTATTTGGTGTATGCGCTCGCGCAGGTAATGGTACTGGATTTCGGCCTGCAGGTAGAACACGCGCAGCGGATGGGGCGGCGTGAAGCCGAGAAACGGCACGCCAGCTGCCATATGCACGAGCCAGGAAATCAGGAAATCGCTCTTGCCCACCTTGGGTGCACCACCCAGCACAAGAAGGCCGCCAGGCGTCAGAACTCGTGGTGCAATGATGTCCTCGGGCATCGGGCTGGTATCATCCAGCAGTGCGCCGAGACTGAAGGCCGGCAATGGCCCGGCAGGTGTATCCGCACGGGGCAGTCGCAGGAGCGGTGGGCCGTTTCTTTTGACATGTAGCGCCCAGAGACGCTCGGACTCGGCCTGCAGTCGGTCCAGCGGCCAGGACGGGCGCAGCATGGCAGCGTTGTAGCCGCAGATGGCTTCCCAGCCTTCCAGCGGATCCAAGCGGCCTTCATGGACCAGACGAACATAATGTCCGATAGCAGCGCTGGCGCCCTGAAATCGTGACCAGTCGTCAGCAGCGCCCTCCCGGACCGGCGTCGTCAACACGGCCTCTAGTGCGGGTTTGGAGGGCGCAAATGCGGTATCGCTCGCGAAGCCCACACCGGGCAGCGGCGGCATTTCGGCGACCCGTTCGACCAAATCCGAAAGCTCAATCTTGACGTCGCGATGTTCGCGGATCTGCACGAGGCGCTGGTGCCCGTGCTTATGATAAACTGTTCCTGGGACCCGGATCGGCTGGTGCGCTGAGCGAAAATGGGTATCGCCCCCAACCTTCACGGCGATGTCGCCCCGCAAACGGCATAGGGTGGCGAGGTCCTCGCCCTCCACCGGCTCTGTCAGTTTCCACCACACATGAAGCTTGGCCGCCCCTTCAGGCGTGCGGCCGCCACTCTCAATCACGAGGGTGGGCGTTCCGAGGTGGCGGGTAACATGCTCGAGCTTGGCTGGAATGTCTCCAGCATCGAGGTCAACAATAAGGGCCTGCATCTGCAGAACATCTGCGGCACGGGCCTGTCCCTGCTCGGCAACTGTGCCCGGGATAACATAGACGGCCGCGCCCTCGCGGTTGGCCCAGGCTGCGAAGGTTGCGAGTTTCTCAGGCGCGGTGTCGTCGGCGGAGACCCAGATGTTATGCGGCTTGCCATCCCGGCCTTGCCCTTTGTCGACAAAGCCCCTCAGCGGGATGAGCCCCTCACACCAGCTATAAACGGCGTCGAGAAACACAGTGATCTGTTCAGGGTCGGGATCGCAGCCAAAGGGGTTCTCGGACGGTGGGCCGTCGTTGAAGTCCATCCACGGGTTGAAATGCAGGATGCCGTCGTCGCTCATACGGGCAACCCCCAGCAGCGCTCAGACCACGGGCAGAAGCGGCATTCGAAGAAGTCGGACGTGGTCGCGATGCGAGGCAGCAACTCACCCGCATCAGTCGCCTGCAGGATCCGAACGCCCCGGTCGGACATGCGCTGCGCGAGATCGGCGTCGAAGAGCACCAGCTCGTGGTGAAGCTCGGCCGTGTCCTTGTTGATCGCCGTGAAGAGCGCAGGCGCTGCGCTGATCCCGGGCACGCTCGCTTCCATGTAAGCTTGGTAGACCGCGATCTGGGCGGCGTAGACCGGTTTCGACTTGGTCACGCCGTCCTTGACGCAGGCCCGCCAGTTCTTCGCATTCATGGTTTTGCATTCCCAGAGCGCGGGGACGGCGAGACCAAAGCCTTCGGGCCCGGCGGCAATGATGCCATCGACATGGCCCCGAATGCGTCCGCCCGCGACCGAGAAGCCGAACTGACCACCATCGGGGCGATTGCCCTTGCGGGTGAAGAGATCAAACCCTGCCTGCCTCAACCACACGACAGCGAGGTCTTCAAGGACATGCCCGATGGCAAAGATGCGCAGCGACTGGCCACTGAAGTCCTTGCCATCGTCCTTGGGTGTTGCCGTGAGTTCGAACTGCAGTGCGCGTTCGCAGGCATGACCGAGGCGGGACCCCCCAAGATAATCGCGGGGCGTCCGCGTGGCCTGATCGGCGGTGAGTGCGCGGTCCACAGCTTCATTGACACGATCGGCAAAGCTGGGCTTGTGGTTGAAGTCCAAGGTCAAAATGGCACCTCCAGCGCGCTCGCCTTTGCGATGTCGGACATTGCGTCCCGGAAACCTTCGACGGCTTCCTCGATTAGAGAGCGCACCTGCGCCTCGGAGAGATCGGCCAGCGATGTGCCCCAGCCGATCTCGTCCATCAGCAGCGCCACGCGCTTCATGGTGGCTGTGATCGCGGCGCGCTCTTCGTCGGTGAGATCAACCATGGCGAAACGCTCCCTGGCCAATCGCGTCCAATGGGACTGACAGGGCATCGAGCAGAACCAGACCGATGGCCGGGGCCGTCTCGAACGAACCGGGTCGAACCAGCCAAAACCACGGGTGGGTTGCCTGCAGACAGCACACAGCGCCCCACGCGGGTGCCAGAGTTTGCGCCGCTCCGCGGCGCTGATAGTGTCGGCGACCGTCATGGATCATGCCGCCCTCCGGTCCGGGGCTGCCGCGCTGTTGATCAGCTGGCTGATGCCCTGCTTGTTGAAACCGAAGGTCATAAGCGCCGAGGCGCGATAGCGCGTCAGGCCAAAGTCATGTCGGCATTCAGGTGGCAGGTATTTCAGCTGCTTTTCAGTCGGGGGCTGCCCCAGCCAGCCGCGCGTCTTGAAGGCGCTCTCATCGGTTTCGTGGGTGTTCAGCCAGTCATCAGCCTGAGCAAGGCACACACTGCGCTCGCCGATGCCGAGAAGATGCGGACGCACGCCCTTGGCCCCACCGATCGCGTACCAGACGCCATTCTTCCAGAAGATGCCGCCCCAGCCATTGAAGCCTGCCGCCATCAATGCGTCGTCGGTTCCAAAGAGATCGACCCAAGCGAAGCTCGAGCGCTCCAAGAGGTCAATTTCGGTCATCATGAAGCCTGACAAAGGCAAAGCAGCGTTGCCTTCGCCGGCCCCCTCCTCCTCACGTGGGAAGGCCTCACCGCAGAGCGGGCATTCCGTGGAAGCGAGAGGAATGTCCGCCTCACAACAGGGGCAGGTCTTGGTGGGCGCGTCGCCACCCTCTGTCCTGCCCTCGAGGTCGACGTCCTGTTCCAGTGTGCCGTGGATCAGGCTTGAGGTCCCGAAATCCAGCACAATGCAGTCGGTCTTGACGATGTCTGGGTGTTCCTCTGGGTCAACTGTGCGCAGCCCCCGGCCGACCATCTGGATCATCGTGGACTTGTAGGAACTGGGCCGCAGCAGCACGACGCAGGAGGTGGGCGGGTGATCCCAGCCTTCGGTCAGCACGGCCACATTCACAATTACTCGGATGCTGCCCTCGGCGTAGTCGCTGAGGATCGCCCTGCGTGTCTCGGCCGCCAGGTCGCCGTGAATCAGCGCAGCGGAAACGCCAGCCGCCCGGAATGCATCGGTAACGTGCTCGGCGTGGGCGACGGTGGAGCAGAAC